GTTAAAACTTGGTTTGGAACTAAATATAAAGAATATCCAATCGAATATCTGGATATTTTTGAAAAGGGAAATTCTAATCGAGCATTTGAGGAAGAAGTTGGTGTAACTGGAATGGGCCTGGCCGCTGTTAAAACGGAAGGCGCTGGAATCGCTTACGACGACACAGAGCAAGGTTTCATTAGTCGATATACACATGTCACTTATGGTCTTGGTTTTATCATTACTCGTGAGATGTACGAAGATGGTATTGCTGTAACTGTTGCTCTCAGAAGAGCTAATGCACTTGCTTTTTCTATCAGGCAGACCAAAGAAATTATTGCTGCCAATGTTCTTAATCGTGCTTTCAACTCTGATTACACTATGGGTGCTCAATCTGATGGGAAAGAACTCTGTGCTACTGACCATCCTAATAAATCTGGTGGCACCTGGCGCAACGAACTTTCCACCGCTGCCGATTTGAGTGAAGCTGCTCTTGAACAAGCTTGTATTGATATTGCAGATTTTAAAACTGATCGTGGTCTTAAGATCGCCATTATGCCTCAGAAGCTTATCATTCCGTCTAATCTTGAGTTTGATGCAATGAGAATCCTTGAATCTGTTGGCCAATCTGGAACCGCAAACAATGATCTTAATGCTCTTAAAGCATCCAAGAAATTCCCTGGTGGAGTTAAGGTTAATCATTATTTGACTGATGCTAACGCTTGGTTCATCTCAACCAATTGTCCAGACGGTCTGAAGTACATGGAACGTCGAGCTGATGCATTTGGAACTGAGAATGACTTCGATACAGAGAATGCAAAATTCAAAGCAACTTTTCGTTGTTCGTTTGGTTGGTCTGATCCGAGAGGAATCTTCGGATCTCCTGGAGCTTCTTAATAGTTAGTGTTCTTTGTTTGAACAAACTGGATAAGGGTTGACATGAGTTTTCCCTTATCTAATTTTTATAAGGAAATCTTTTTATGACTTATACTAATTTTACAAATCTTTCTGCAGAAGTTCTTGCTGTCGGAGCTCATGGTTCAGAAGTTCCAATTACAGCGACTCCGGCAGAAATAAATAAAGCATGCGATGATTCTGCTCGAGTTCAAGAATTAACTGAATCTGGTGCAGTTACCACTGGCGTCCAATCGGTTGAACTTAATCATGCCACAGTGGTTGTTGCTGCAACTATTGCTGATTCCACAAACCATCAAGGACTTTTTGTTGTTAAAGACACAAGTGCTTCTGGAACAGCTGCACATACATTAACATTAACTTCAGGAACGTTTGACGGAACAAATGATATTGCAACATTAAATGCTGCTAACGAGTGTTTAATTGTTTATTTTGATTCATCTGGTAATGGAACTATTGTGGAAAATGTTGGTTCTGTTGCACTTTCTTCATCTTCTTAGTATTTCTCTGTGACTATCATGACATTAACAAATTTTCCCAACGGTATTAAAATTGGTTCTGGATTAGAGCTTCGTTCTAATGGTATTACTTTATCTGATACCGTTTGGGATGATTTGCGTGTTCCAGTTTTATCAACAAAACTCGGTGGCACTAAAGATCCAGATCTCGGTAAAGTTTTCGATAATGGTTCAGGGTCCCAAGGAGTTTTTAGTTACCTTTTTGATGCTTCAACTGAGGAAGAACTTTATTTTATGGTACAGCTTCCTCATGGATGGAAATATGAATCATCGTTGAATCCACATGTTCATTGGACTCCAACAGTAAAAGGAACCACAGGACAAAAAGTTAGTTGGGGATTAGAATATACTGTTGCCGCAATTGATTCTTCTTTTGGAAATACGACAATCATTTACGGCGACACGTCTATGCCAGATGAAACTCTTGTTGCAAACAAACATTACCTAACTGAACTTACGCCAATCAGTATGACTGGAATTGACAGTGTATCAGCTATGATGCTTTGCAGAGTTTTTCGTGATGCTACTGGAACTGGTGGAACAGATGACTATGCTTCCGATGTTGCTTTGCTTGAAATTGATTTTCATTATGAAAGTGATCGTATTGGTTCGGATAACGAATATAGTTAAAGGATTTTATTATGGCTGATACAGTAACAAGTCAAACAATTTTCGATGGCAGTAAACGAGCCATTTTAAAATTTACAAACATTTCTGATGGAACAGGAGAATCATTAGTTAAGAAAATTGATGTAAGTGAACTTCTTGGTTCTCCTGAAAAAGTTAAAATTGTTCACATCTGGTACACAACTGAAGGCATGTCAGTTCAATTATGGTGGGATGCCACAACGAATGTCCCAGCTTATTTTCTTGGTTCTGGTAAATCTACTAAAATTGACTTCCATTGGTTTGGAGGCTTACATAATAATGCTGGAACAGGTGTAACAGGAGATATTCTCTTTACTACTGTTGGCCATACTGCTGGAGATTTTTATTCAATAATTCTTGAAGTAGAAAAAGTTTAATTAAAAGGAATTAATATTATGGCAGATTCAATTAAACGTCAAACAATGGCAAACAATAAACCATTCCAAGATCGCTGTGAATATTATTTTTATGAACATGCTCGTGTGGTTTTAGAAGATACAACACCTGATGCAACAGATCTCGCGTTCGCTAAGGCCATTTGGGCAGGCCAAGTTAGAATCCTTGATATGGCGAAAGTAGTTATTACTAATTCAACAATTGGGACGGCGATTGACACAGATTCTTCTATCAGTGAATCTGAGCTTGCTTATGTAGTTTCAACAGAGGATAAATTCAATGCCTTAGCTGAATCTTATCTGGCAGCCGGTCTGATTGAGGTGGCATAATGGCAATTGGGTTAACTAAATTAACTAATCAAACAATTGAATCAGCAGAATCAGTTGCAGCATCGAGCATTGAATGGGCATCTGATACTGGTGGCACTGTGCTCAATGCTGGTACTGACGAGCTATTTCAATGGGTAGACTTACAAATATCCGTTACGTTTAATGCGTCTGCTACCGGAGATGCAATCCTGCATTTGCGAACATCTGCTGATGATGGAACAACAGAAAGTACTGTAAATACATATGCTAAAACTATAGCGTGTGATGCAGGCAATACAGTAATTGATAACATAAAAGTATATGATTTCGATTACCTTGATGTTGGGATGGGTAACGAAGATAGTTCGTATACTCTTACTTGGTCAGCTATTTATTGCGGTCAAAAAATAACAGGTCTTAGCTAATGTCTTTGATTGTAGGGCAATATTATCGTGGTGACCCAAAGCAGAAGCCTAAACAGTGGGGGCCTGTATCAACAGTACAATCAGAAGTGTTTTACAAAACAACTAAGCTTGGTATTGATCCTGCACATTTAGTTTTATACAACCCTTGTTGGAATGGAGGAAATCAATATAATTATGGGTATGTTCCAACAATAGGAACCAATACAAATGCACAGTATACAAACAACAAACTTAATTTTAATGCGATTAACTCAAACTTAAATTACGGATCTAATCCAGGTTTAAATAATTTACCAGCATTAACGATAATTACCCAAATGACCCCCCTCGGTGGAGGGGAAAACGGTTATGGTTGTATATACGAAAAATCAAATACAGACACAAGCGGAGCAAGGTTTCGTACAACAGATATAAATGCGTTACACTTTCGTGCGGATTATAGTTCTGCTGATTTGCGAAAATACACGACTAACTCTGCCTATACTTTAGGTTCAAAGTATACATTTACATTAACCTGGGACGGTTCTCCTAATTCTAATGGCGTAGCTATTTATATTGATGGTACGGAAGAATCATATATAGTCGATGAAAATGGTTCAGGTGATAGAGTTTCTGATGCATCAAATGACCTTATAATAGGCCAAAGGACAGATGGAGATAGAACAATTGACGCAGATATGGATTATATTATGGTTTTTTCGTCTGTATTGACTATAGATCAGCAACTATTTATATACGAAAATCCATATTATTTAATTCAACCTCCAACATTCCGCACATATTTTGATCTGGCTGAAACAGGTACAACATTATCATTTTCAAATATTAATTCTAATTCAAATTTAAATAATGATATTCTTTTTGCTATTAGATTATTAAGTCCAAATAATCTTAACTGTTTTACAGAAATATCTGATTCAATTATTTCCGGTTTAGTTAATATTCTTCGAGGAAATGATGTTTCAAATGATTCTCAAATTACTCAAGCATCTGTTTATGCGATTAAAAAACTTCTTGGACAAGAAATATCATCATTAAGTCAAATAACTGATGCTTCTTTAAATGCTATAAAATCGGTTGGTTTAACTGATATTAATGCACTATCTGAAGTTACAACAATTGTTTTTTCTGTTTTAAGACAATTAACTAAAGAAGATATAAGTTCTTCTACACAAGTAACTAATTCAAGTATTACTAAAGGTAAAAATCTTTTTGGTAATGATATTTCAAGTGCCACACAAATATTAGATTTATCTATTGATATTATTAAAAAAATTCAAGCTAATTCTATTGAATCAATTTCCGATATTACCGATGTTGTTTTATCTATTACTGGAGGTATTTCTGGAATTAACCTTGAATCTCAGACTGAAATTATTTCTATTGTTTTATCTGTTTTAAGAGCATTAAAACAAAACAATATTAAATCTGAAAGTTTAGTTGAAGAATGCACTTTAAATATTATTCATCAATTAAATATTGATAATATAAACTCATTGTCATCTATAACTGATATTGTTTTAGAATCTGGTGCAGTTATTGGAATTAATGATGATATATCACTGTCTCAGATAACAAATGCTGTTATTGATATTATTAGATTTATTTCTCCCATAAGCATTGATATACAATCAGAAATAAATAACCCTGTTATTAATGTTATAAGAACTTTATATCAAAACATTATTAATGTTACAACTAATGTAACTTCTGTTGGAGTAACAAATCTAAGTAATCTTGCTGCAGGAAAAGTAACGATTACGTTTTCTATGGGAATTCCTTCTATTAGTTGGAGTTTAGATTAATGGCAATTAAAGAATTAAAATTTCAAGATGTTATTATAGATTTTCCAAAAATAAAATTTAAACAAAGGCAAAAGAATGATCAACACAAAGAAGAACAGAAGCAATCTGTACATGACCCTAGACAAGATAGACTTAGTAGGGAAATTGAAGCCCTTGTTAGAGAAACAAGGTTACATCTTAAGGATGGAAGACAGTAAGTTTGTCCCAAGAAATGTTTCAGTAGGTTGGGATGCTCCATGGGTTTATGTACAATCCGATCCGTGTGCAAGATGTGATTTATATCATAGAGTATTTTTTAATGTTTTAGATCATATACATTCTTATTGTAGAGAATGTTGGAAAGTAGTTGTTCGGCCACAGACTTTGGTTCAGTTGTTTGATCTTTATGAGTTAGAACGAGAACTTGGTGTTCCTTGTAAATGTGGAATAGAGCTTAGGGATTCTGTTGAAGGATTGTATGGTGGATATTTCTATACCAGGTCTAAAGAAGAAGGATTAGAGCGATATAAACAAGTTAGAGAACTTGTCGATAAATACCTTAGTCCTGATGTACCTGTTATTCTTAAGAGATATTGTACTGAATTTGAACTTAATGGTCCAGTTAGAAAAGGCCATGGACCAAGTGATAAAACTCTAGATTGCACAAAAGAAGAACTCGATATGGAACAATATATTGAGGCTCATTTTCCAAAAATTGGTTATAATAATAAACAACCGAAACATCTTATTGCTTCGGTAATGAAACGTTGGATTCATCATGCATTTGCTCATGGTGATATGACATATAAAGAATTTACTAATGGTGAAAAACTAACTAAAGATTATGTTTTTTATCATAATGAAGGAGATGATAATAATGGCTCTGATTCATAATGATGTTTTTGATGCAGCACTTGAATATATTAGTTCTAATGCAAAAGAGGCTGAGGTTCAAAATGCTTCTGGTACAGCTTTGGTAAATGCAATTACTCTTGATAGCGGAAATTTTGGTAGTGCTGTAGATAACTCTGGTTCAGGCGGAGGACGTAAAATTCAATGTCTTGCATCTAGCGCATCTGACATGAAAGCGATTTCAGTTAATTCTGCAGGCAGTGCAACTAAGATTGCTCTTAAAGATTCTGCTGGAACAACAACTTTGATTGAAGCTTCAATTGCAAGTGCTCCAATATCTTTAGGCGCTTCTGATCAAGTTAATCTTTCAACATTTAGTGTGATTTTGAAAGATCCAACATAATGGCTATTCAGGTTTTAAACAAAAAACCAAGAGAAAAAGGAACTGCAGTATTAACTGTGGTTCCAAAAGATCAAAATAATAACACTTTAACTTTTGCTCAATTAACTAATCCACAATGGCAAATGATTACAGCAAAAGGAACTATTGTTGATGGTTGTTCTTTTGAGGATAGTTCGTTAACTTCACTCTCTTGGACTATTTCTGGCGATCAATTAGCTTTGTTTGGAACATCTGATACTGGAATTCGTTTTGTTACTTTTAAAGCTACTTATAATAGTGACATTGGAAACAACTTACAAATCCATGATGAATGTAAGTTTACTATTGAGGCTTGTTCTGGTATAACTAATAGTGAAACTGAATAATTTAGGAAAATATTATGTCGTATAAACCTGGAGATTATTTAGTTATCTGTGATCGTTGCGGATTTCAACGCTATGCTTCTGAATGCAAGTTAGATTGGCAAGGCTGGTTTGTTTGTGCTGATACTTGTTATGAACCAAAACATGAACAATTTAGCCCACCAAAACCAAAAGGTGAATCTCAATCGGTTCCAATTAGACGAGCTGAAGATAGTTATAACTTTATTGATGGTGTTGAAACTCCTAATGATGGTTATTTCATAACAACACCAATTACTCCTGAGGATTTATAATGGCTACTTTTGCTGAATTACGAACATATGTAGAACAAATAATCCAAGATACTTCTTTAAACTCAATGATTGGTACTTATTTGAATCAAGGTGTTATTGAGATTGCTGGTGGAATGCAGAGTGCTTTAGGAGATTGGATAACTCCTCCGTTACCGGAACTTTTAACAATTGATACAATAACAACAGATACTTCTCTTGCTTATGTTTCAATGCCTACTAATTTTCAACGAGAACTTCAATTTGTTGCAAATCCAAATGGAGCTGAGATTGATATAGAGGAAAATTTTATTCTTTTCAGTGAAACGTATCCTTTGTTAGATCAATCAGGTTCTGTTTCCGCTGTTATTGAAAAAGGAAATAAACTTTATTATCAAGGTATTCCAACAAGTGAAACTGATTTAACAATTCATTATTATAGATATCCAGTTGAAATGGATAATATAACTGATGAGCCTGACGGAATTCCAAAACATTTACAAAGATCTTTACTTGTAAATTATACAGCATGGAAAATTTTTGAACTTATTGAAGACGGTCTTGAAGGTCCTGGAGCTAATACTCAACGCTATATGGAATTATTCTATCGAGCACTTAAAGTTCTTGAACTTACTATTCCATATCCAACAAGAGGAATAGATCTTATCAATGACTAAGCCAATTAAAATATTTAGTGGTTCTAATGGACTTAACATTGTTGATCCACCAACACGATTAGGTTATGATGATTCTGGTTTTGTTGATCTTCAGGTTGCAGTTAATGTTACTATTGATCAGTCAAGAAGTGTTAAATCAAGAAAAAGATTTAGTTTACTTCAATCTGGAAACTTTCATAGTTTGTTTAGTATAGGATCAGTCGGTTATGCAGTTAAAGATACTTCATTATATGAAATCCAATCAGATGGAAGTTTAAAACTTATTCGATCTGGATTAACTGATTCTTTAATGGCTTATGCTAAAATAGGTGAGCGGATTTATTATACTAACAGTTTTGAGCTTGGAATAATTTATCAAGGTGCTCATGTTGACTGGATAAAAGAAACTTATTATGGCCCAGAAACACATAGACATTTTGATGGTCCAATTCCAGGAAATTATTTGGCTGAATTTTTTGGTCGAATGATTATTACTGTGGATAATGTTTTATATTACAGCGAACCTTATAATTTTGGTCTTTATAATTTTGCAGAAAACTTTATCCAGTTTCATTCAAAAATAATTATGATTAAACCGAATGAAACTGGTTTGTTTTTATCGACAAAAAATAATACCTATTTCATTTCTGGGCGAAATCCAAAAGAATGGCAAGCAAAAAAAGTGTCTTATTATCCAGCAATTGAAAGAACTGTGGCTGATGAAATGATTAGTGGTTCAGACATAGGATTAGAGGTTCCTGGTCTTTATTGTTTATGGACAAGTCAAGAAGGCGTTATTCTTGGAACACCTAACGGAGAAGTAGTTAATTTAAATAAAAGAAAAATAATTTATCCAGAAAATGCAAAGTCTGGATTTGGTTGTTTAATTGGAACTAATTATATACACGGAGTAAAATAAATGGCTTTAAGACTTTCAACAGGTTTACGAAATGCTTTGGCTGGTAAACGGGCAGAAGTTCAGCAGGTGTTACAAGGTACTGCTGATATGGCATTAGTTGATGGTGGTACTGGAAATGATTCTATTACTGACTCTGGTAATAGTCTTGGAGTATTTACTGTTCATGATAATATAACTTTAAACGGATGTACTACTGCTGCTAATGATGTAACAGTTGAGATTTTGTCTGTTGCAGCAGGAGAGATAGAAATTCCGACTGGATCAGTTAATACTGCAGAAGCTCTTTTAACATCTACTATTCTTGCAAGTGCTCGTGGGGGATCAATTAGTGATCTTTTTAGAAATGGCGTGATTGATATTTATTCTGGATCTCAACCGTCCGGATCAGATAGTGCAGAAACTGGAACAAAGCTTGTAACGATTACTTTGAGTTCTGGAGTTTTCGTTGGTGGAACTGCAACTAATGGAATTAATTTTGATGAAACCGCTTCTGGTGTATTATCAAAAGATGCTTCTGAAACTTGGTCTGGCGTAGGTTTAGCTGATGGAACAGCGGGATGGTTTAGACTTTATGATAATTCATACACGACTGGAGCAAGTACAACTGCTATTCGCTTAGATGGTTCTGTTGCCACAAGTGGTGGACAGCTAAACATTAGTAATACTACTATAACAACAGGTGGAACAACCACAGTTGATTCCGCAACAATTACTATTCCGGCTTCATAAACAAAATTAATAGGAGAAAATAATTATGGCTGTTGTAACAACATTTTCACATAAGTTTTTGGAAGAAGTAGTACAAGCAGAACATGATGTAACCACAGATACTTTAAAAATAATCCTTGTCAATGCCGCTTTTGCATTTGATCCTGATACACATGCAACATATGCAGATTGTTCTGCAAGTGAAATTGCTAATGGTAATGGATATACTACAGGTGGAGAAACACTTACTAATGTCGCAGTTTCGATTGATTCTTCCGCAGATCAGGTTGATATTGATGCTGATAATGTAACTTGGACAGCATCAGGTGGAACTATCCCAGAAACTGGTGCGGCTATTATCTATAATGATACTCACGCAAACGATACAGTTGTAATGTGTATTGATTTTGGAGCAGATTACATTACAACAGATACTAAACTTTTTCAAATTAACTTCAGTAATGGTCTTGCTGTATTAGATAACGCATAGAGATTGGATAAGTTATGTCTACCGAACAAGACTCATTAAACGATGCTTTTGCTGCGGGTTGGAATCCATTAATTAATATGTATACTGGATATTCTGAAGATAGTGTGGGCGCTATTTTTTTTCCTGTTACATTAACTGCTGGATCAACATTATATTTTACTTCAACAGTTACTGTTGGTACTTCTGCCACTGTTGTTGTCGGTAATGAAGAATTAACTTTGGTAGACCAAACAGAAAGTTCCGTAACTGCAGCAGAAAACCTTGAAATTACTTTTAAATTTGTTGGGACAGGAAATAATTTAGGTTCAATACAAGTTACTGGTTTTGAGTCTGGGAGCGTTTCATTAAATGATAGTTCACTTTATTTTCTTGGCTCTGATGGTGTTTATACTTTTAGTCCAGCAGCAACTACTTTTCCTGTTTATGGAGAGACTGGAAATATAGTTGCTGCTGTAAGCGGAATTTTTGCTTCTGATGGATCTCTTTATATTGGAGCATCATAATTATGTCAAATCATTTAAAAAAATATGATGCTTCAGGAAATCTTGAATGGAGCATAGAGGTAGAAAACTTTACTGGAAAATCAGTTGTCGATTATGATGGTAATGTTTATGCTTTGCTTAATGGTACTTCCACTGGAGATTCTGGTGTAGCTAAATATAGTCCTGACGGAGAATTAATTGATGTAAATACTTCATATACTCTAATGAGAGAATTATGGAGATATAATCAACCAACAAGAGATATTTGTTTTTGTCGTATTGATGAAGATGCTCCTTGTTTAGCTTTAAATCCAGCAAGAGATAGAATATGTATTGTTGGAGGTCAATCAACTACCGGTTATGAAAAAGGTCATCTTGTTGTAATGGATACTGATCTTTTTCATTTATATTCTAATCAAACTGGTTATATTCAAGATGATTATTTTACTCAAGTAGAAGCAGATAATTTAGGTAATGTTTATATTGTTGGTGGCAATCAACAAGCTATTTATAAATATGATGTTTTTGATTATTCTTCTGGTTGGGAACCTGCTTGGGTAAATTCATCATTTATTTTTTCTTCTGTTACGCCAGTTATAGCCACTACTAATGCAGGACTTTTATATATTTCTGGCGAAGCTCATGCAGGAGTTGGTGCATGGGTGTCTGTTATGGGACCATCTTATTGGACACCGAGTTCTCCGGCTGTATGGACTGGTTCCGAGTATTCTTTACCAAGTGATGGAAACATTGAATTATCTGTTTATGGTTCTTGGGCTGATACAGTTTTTCCAAAAAAGATCCGTTTTACTTATGACATTGTTAGTACTTCAACTGGTCAAGTTGCTTTTAATGTTTATGGTGGTTATCTTTCACCAAACGTAGAAAGAAGAACTTCTCAAGAAACGGGAACAATAGAAATTGAAATACCTTTTGAAAATTGGTGGCAGGAAGCATATTTTAATAATCAATTATCGGGTATAGAATTAGAAATATTTTTTGGTGATGCTACTGGAACAACTATATCAAACATTGAACTTTATGTAGAACCTCAAAGTCAGGGTATTTTTGCAATTTATCCAGACGAAACTTTAAGAGATTTTAGTGCATTAGAAAATTATCAATATTATTATAATGAGCCTATTATTGATGGATATCAAGCAAGAAGTTACACTATAGAACAAATATTAGTTACTTCTGATGGTGATTTACTTATCAAAGAAGATGATAGTCGTATATCACTAATTGATCCATCTGTAGGAACTATTTGGACTAATGATACAGGAGAATCTATAGAAGAAATTCTTCCTGGTATTGATGGTTTTGATATTGCTGAACCAGAAGTTATTGCAAATTTAGCTTTTGATTCAACTGTTTATGTTCTTGGGCATGAGGCAGAAGCAGTTTATCCTGAAGGAAATATTCTTTTTTCTCAACCAGAACCAATACTTGATTACAGTCAATTAACTATTAATGTTATTCCTGGTCAGTTAACTTTTCAAAGCACTCCAACTATTCCAACAATTCTTAATGAATTAGCTGGAAATATTTCTTTTGATAGTAATGCCTCTGTTGTTGTTCCTTTGGTTGCTGATAAAGGATCTGTTGTATTTTCATCTGTGCCAACAGTTTCTGGACAACAAACAATAATAAAACCATTAGGTGAACTTGAGTTTTATAGTAATTTAGATGCTCAAGATATTTCTGCAGAAGAAACTAAACTTACTATTGTTCCAGGAAATGTTTCTTTTGCTTGTCAAAATCCAGAAATTACTGGTGAGCGAACAATAGTAAAATCAACTGGAGAGCTTAATTTTTCATCTGAGCCAGAAATATCTGGTGCTTACACTATTGTTAAACCAATTGGATCTTTAGAATTCAATTCAATTCCTGATGCTGTTTTTGCTATTGGTTTTGATTTACATGTTGGTGCGGTTGTATTAACTTCTCCAGGGGAAATAAGTTTTAATTCTATTCCAGATATAAATAAAGAAACAATTTATACTAATCCAATTAAGTATAAACTTGGATTTAAAAGTAATCCTATTGTTATCGGTGATGGAGATAATTTAGGTGAGATTGAAATGTCTTTTCCATCATTAAACACAACTTTTTATTCTGGTGCTTCATTAGAAACTGAATTGTATAAATTAGTTTTTTCTGGTAATTTATTAAATGGTCACACTGGTTATTTTAATGTTGATTTTCCTACACTAACTTTTAATTCTTATGCTGGAAGTTTATGTGAAATAATATATCCTTCTTTTGATTTAGTTTTAACGGCTGTTAAAAATGTTTTAGCTGATTTAGATATTAATTTTTCAAGCTTAAATTTTTCTGGAACATTATCAGATACAAGCGAAGGATCTATTGGATTAACCTGGCCGAAATTAAAATTTGATTTAACAGCTAATATTGGTTTAGTTGGATCATTAGCAACGACTATGCCAATGTTTGAAATGCAATCAACAGGGCTTTATGGTAATGTAGCAGATTTTGTTGCAACATTAAGAACGTTAGAATTTTCTAGTTCTGGCTATCCTTCTGGGGATGCTACTATTGAAATAACTTTTCCAGCTATAACAACAAATATCAGTTCTGGTAATATTGAATCTGAAGTTCTTCGTTACGTTAGGAGTAGAGTTAGATGATAACATTTGATTTAAATTTAAAAGCAAATAACGCAACAACACAGTATTTAGATTTTGCTTTTGATTCCGTTGTTAAAATCGGAAATAAATTTTTATGTGCTAATGAATCTGGTTTATTTGAGTTAGAAGGTTCTTCATATATTCCAGAAGAATCAAAAAATAGTTTTAGTGATATCATTAGTTATTTTGAACTTCCAACACTAGATTTCGGTTTAACAGAACAAAAAAGATTACGAGCAATTTATTTTGGTTATGAAGCTGATGGAGATTTGACTCTTAAAATTTCGACAGAGTTATCAGAGGAAGAAACTTACACAATTCCAGCATCAACAAATGGAAATCACGCAAGAAAAATAAACATTAATCGAAGTTTAAAAGGTCGTTATTGGACGTTTCAAATTTATAGTAACGGAACTGTTTTTTCCATAGATAATATTTCTGTACTACCTATTGTTCGAGGGCATGGTTTTGATCAGAATTGATCCGACAAAAATATTAGTTGGTGGAGATAAAAATAAAGCAAGGACTTTTATTGGTCCCGCTAAAAGCCAGCTTGAGATTTTAAAAAACCAAATGAAATTTCAAAATCTAAAGCAAGGTTTAAGAAGACTTTGGTTAAATGATAATGTTTATGTTGAATGTAGAAAGATTTTTAATTATCAGGAATGTAGAATTTGGGTTAGGCCAACAATAATAGTTGAGAGTAAAAAAGAAACAAAAAGATATTTTTTGGTTGTTTTTTCAACTGGTTCTGGAAATGAAGCTATTGTTTGGGATCTGTTAAGCGATTCTGTTTTTCTTGGTATTGATGAAGATACAGGAGAAGCTTATACAAAAACTGAAATAGAATCTTTTTTTAATCGTTATATAGTAGAATCTTCTGTCCCTGATTTTATTGAAGCTGAGTATCCAGAAACAAATAGTCATTCTTGGCTAATTAATTATCCAACAGACAGTTATGATGCTCCATTAATTTTGCCAGATTATTTGTTTGGTTATTATGCTATAAGTGGATTTTATTATGTGTTTAGCCATTTGTATCCAGCAGTAGATTATGATCTTTATCTTGATGGATTAGTTAAAAGAGTTTATCTTGATTTTGATTATATTGCTGAGAGTCCTTTGCCACATCCAAATAAAAGTGTTTTATCTACAACAGCTCCACAAGATGAAGATGCTGAACAAGCTTCTTATATAATGTATTTTCAAGGATCTGTTAATTCTGATAGTGAATTAGTTCCAGAGTTTGAATCTCTTACAGGCAAAACTTGGCCAGAAAATGTTGCTGGTGTTTTTAGAATTTATCAATTTTGGCATCCATTTTTTTGGTATTCAAATACAGATGGAAATGGTTCTTATGATAATTTAAGCGCCGAAGGTCGAGGAATATTACTTGCTGATACTTGGCGAGATGGTGAATGGATTGGAGAAGATGAAGATTTAGAATTATCAAAAAGTTCTCTTACTTGGCAAACAGCTGGAATCGCAACAATAGATAAAGATTCCGAAGGAGAACTTTTAGACGATCCTCAAGTTTTATTGTTTGAATATGTAAGTGTTTGTCATAAATTTGTAGATACTTTTGGAACGGGTATGTGTGATACTGATCTTTGTGATTTTGATCAATATTTTAGAATCTATGAGCATGGAAAAGTTTCTCTAACAGGTTTGAAAAAAGAAATTTTTGACCTTGGAAATGCTAAAAGATTAGATAATGGAAAAGAACTTCTTGTTTTTAATTCTGTTCTTTCTGAATCTGCTCAACGTCATGCTGAAGATATGGCAAGTTATTTTACACAAAATGGTGATATTGGTGATGGTCATACAGGAACAGATGGAACAACTCCAACAGAAAGAATTTATGATGCAGGATATTTTCTTTGGATTGAAGATGATTTAGATAAACTTATTACTGAAACTTCTTCTTGGGGATTTAAAATATCTGAGAATTCTGGTTATGTTTTTGGGACAAATGTTGCTGAATCTTATATGGATCTTGTTCAAAATTCCTCAGAACATTTAGCAAATATGCTTGATGAAGATCTTTCTGAAATTGGTATTGGTATTAGTACCACAACAAATAACGCTGGTGATACTGTTTATATTATTATTCAAAACTTTGGCAGGATAGATCACAGATACCCAGGATTTTCTCCTTTTAACACAGAAAATTTACAAGCTTATATAAATGAAAATTTTACTTTCGATCCAGTTTATGAAGATACTCGAGTACCAAAACTATACTTATTGGGATCGATTGAATTAACTGATGCTGAATATTATCAACTCACAGGACAAAACCAAGTATAGGAGTTTCTAATGGCTTACACAACAGATTTAGTAGAACAACGATTCGATGATGCTCAAGCATATGCAGAAGATGCTTTAGCAAATGTCGAGACATATATGACAACTCTTGAGACTCTTTTAAGCAGTCTTGAAGAACCAGATACAAATGAACTAAATGACATAACTTTACCATCTTATACAGAACTTAATTATGGATCAATTCCAGATTTTAGTACTCTATTAAATAATTTTCCAACATTTAATAACACAGCTTTAGATGACGTTGTTCTTACTGATTTTACAAGTATAGCTGGAACAGTTAGTGAAAGAAACTTTAGTTTTAATTCAAATTCGATTTCTAAACCATCTATTAATTATCCAACTGCACCAAATGCTCCAACATTAAACACTGTTTCTTTACCGGATAAACCTGATCTATCTTTTCCAGATGTTCCAGTTTTAGATACATTAACTATTCCCACACCACCAACAATTGATATAGCTAAATTTACAGCAACAGTACCTGTGTTAGATAACATAACAACTCCAACAGAGTTTAAATTTGTTGAAGATGCTTATAACTCTGATATTAAAGTTGCGCTTTTTAATAAGATTTTAAATGATATTATTAATGGTGGAACTGGCTTAGATGTTGATGTTGAAGATGATATTTGGAATAGATATCTTTCAAGACAAATAAATGAAAACGATAGGTTATATCAAGAGATACAGAATCAGTTTAGTGCTACTGGTTTCGGATTGCCTTCTGGTGCTTATGCAAGTAGATTACTTCAGATCAGTAGTGAAATAGCGGCAAAAAATGACGATACTAATAGAGATATTTCAATTAAGCAAGCAGAGTTAGCTCAAAATAATACTCAATTTGCTGTTCAACAAGGTGTTATGTTGGAACAAATGTTAAGATCTTTTTTTAATGAACAACAAAATCGGAGTTTACAGGCTCAGCAGATTTTAGCTTCTAATGCAATTGAGCTTTATAATACTCTCGTTGCTAAACAAAACTTAGTTCTTGAGAAATATAAAACTGAAGCTGAGGTTTTTCAAACTAAAGTTCAAGCAGAGTTAACTGCTATCGAAGCATACAAAGCGCAAGTTGAAGGAATTAGTGCTGCAGCAGATGTTCAAGAATCTCAAGTAAAACTTTATACTGCTCAGGTTGCTGCTCAAGAAATGTTTATTAATATTTATCAAACTGAATTAGACTCAGCAAAAACAGTTTTTGAATATGAGAATTTAAAACTTAATTTATTCCGAACTCAAACAGAAGCTTATCTTGCAGAAATTAATGGAGAAAAAGTTAAGGCTGATATTTATCAAACTGAGGTTAATGCAGAAGCTACCAGAGCAGCAGCTTTTAATAGTGAAGTTAGTGCTTATGAAGCTCAGGTCAGAGGGCAGCTTGGTACTATTGAAGCTGAAAAAATTAAAGCAGAAAATGTTATTAATAATAATCAAATCAAGCTTGAAGCATATAAAGCAAAACTTGAATCACATAAAGTTGAAATTGATGCAGAGTTAAAAAATGCTGAGCTTACTGTTCGTGGATACCAGGCTAATGTTAGTGCATTTCAAGCACAAACTGGCGCGAAAGAGATGGAATTCAGAACAAAGATTGCAGAACTTGAAGCTCAGGTTGAATTAACTAAAGCTAAATTACAGAAAGCAGTAGCATTAATTGAAAGTAAAACTAATAGTTATGTTGCTTTAAAAGAATTAGCTATTAAGGGAACTGAAGGAATTATGAATACTAATGCTCAACTTGCTGCAAGTGCAATGAATGCTGTTAATGCAAGTGCTAGTCAGGATGCAAGTTATTCAAGTTCTACTCAAGAAGGTATTTATGAGAATCATAATTATAATGAAAAATGTTGCTAATTAAAATATTGGAGATTTAAACTATGAGTTTACGGGATGAAATAGTAAGAAGAAGCAAGGAAAATACAGCTAATCAAGCGCGTATGTTGCGTGAGGCACAACGATATGCTGATCCTAGCAGACCTGAAAATCGTTATCGAATGTATATGGAAGATTTCAGAGCTAATCAATTGGCTGATGCTGAGAATAAACGTAAATTAGAAGAACAAAAACTTAAAAATATCGGTGCTGTTGATGTTGCTCGAACAACCGGTGAAGGTTATGCGGAGCGACAAAGATTAGAAAATATTGGTAGGCGAGATGTTGCTGGAATGGAACAAAGAGGTTTGACTGATAGAACAAACATTACTGAGCGTCTTGCGAGAGAAAAAGCAGCCGATGATCGTTTTAAAATGCTAAGTGAGCTTGAAGGTACTGTAAATATGGGAAGAAAAGAACCTATTGATATTTGGCAAACTTATGGCGGATATCAAGAATCACCAATGGCTCGATTAGGACAGGATGGACAAAGAAAATATAATCCAATGGAAGTATATGATAAGAGTGGAAAAAATTTACTTCGTACAGATTATTTTGATTCTACGGGAAATATTGCTTACTCAGAACCAGTAAAAACAACTACTCCAAATGTTATTGGTAGCGCTTTACCTGGTGCGGGTGGACAATCACCATTATCAAAACCAAGCACTGAAATAACAAATCAAAAAGAAACGTTCGAATCTATTTATGGAAGCAAACCAACTTTAAAAGATATATGGGCAGAAAATGAAAGAAGAAAAAAACAAAAAGAAGCAGAAAGAAAAAAATTATGGTCTGTTCCGTATTAATTTTTAAGGATTTTAATTATGCCATTTTTAACAGATGAAGAAATAGATAGACGAATTGCGCTGGATTCTAACAGATCTGATGTATTAGCAAATGTTAATCAGCAACAATCAGCAAGACCTTATTGGATGCCTCCAATAGAGCAAAGAGAAATAGGTTCTCCTGAACGAACTTTTGGTGGAACATTAAAAGATGTTGGTGTGAGTCTTGGTAAAGGTATCGTTGGAACAGGCCAAGCTGCAATTGGTTTAGCTGATATAGTTACTCCAGGACAACTTGGTAAAGCTATTGAAGATACTGGCATTGATCTTGGTGCAGCTCAGGAATATTTGAGTGAGCAGTATACACCAGCACAACAAGCAGCTTTTGAAAAAGTTGAGCAAGCTAAAGGATTTCTTCCTACATTGGGAACAATGGTCCAGAATCCATCAACTATTGTTCATAGTGTTATTGAATCTTTGCCTGCTATTGCTGGTGGTGGTCTGGTTGGAAGAGGAGCATTGGCGCTGGCTCCAAGAATTGGTGGATTAGCCGCAGGTGCTATTGGCGAAGGTGCCATTACAGCTGGACAAACAGCAGAAAGTATTAGAGAGCAAGCAGATGATAGAACAATATCTGGTAAGCAAACTCTGATGGCATTAGGAGCTGGAGCTGGAACGGGATTAATTAGTGGTTTTGGAAGTAAATTTACTTCTGGTATAGCTAAAAAACTCGGTATCGATCTGGCTGATATTGATACAATGGCTGCAACTGGAAAACTTGGTAGTGGAGCTAAGAAGCTTGCTGAGAAAGGTAAGTTTACAGATAATGTTGCTGCTAGAATAATTGCCGGAGGAATCTCTGAAGGTGCTTTTGAAGAACTTCCGCAATCGGTGCAAGAACAGGTTTGGATGAATGCAGCGACAGGAAAAGATTTAACAGAAGGCATTGGTGAAGCTGGTGCTGCCGGACTGTTGGCCGGTACTGCTATGGGCGGAGGTGCTAATGTTTTTACTGGTGGAGTACAAACAGATCAAACTGAACCAGGTCAAACACTTTCTTCAGAAGAACAAAAATTAAATCAACTTGAAATTCAAATCAACCAAAAGATTAATGAAACACCGAGAGATCAAATGGACGAAAAGTTTTTTGCTGATTTAAATGAACTTTATCAGCAACAAAAAGACTTAAGAGATCAAATTGATCCTATTGTTCCAATTGAATTTAGTGTTCCAAATAATCTAAAAGAAATTACTCAACAAATAAATAATCTGGAACAAAGTGGTGCCACAAATGCTGGATCAGTTGAGTTATTAAATCTTTTACAGGAACAAAGAGATAATTTATGGAATCAACAAGAAGCATCATTAGAAGAACAAGGACTTTTACAAGCACGCATTGGTTATACACAACAAAAATTAATTGAATTTAAACAACGTCAAGATGATTTAATTGGCCAAGCGCAAAGAAAAAGACAAGAGATTTTAAATCAAACTTTTATTAATCCTCTGGCTGACGATGAAGTTAATAGGATTAATCAATATAGATTAGCTGAAGCTCAACAAAAGAATGAACCTGAACCTGTTCCATTAAGGTCAACTGATTTAATTACTCGTAATGGGCAGCCTTATCAAAGAAGAGAATATCTTGAAGGACTGATTAGTGAGCGTTCTGATGCTAATGATTATGAAATCATGGAAGTTCCTGGTGGATTTATTGGCAGATTAACTGATGAAGCATTAGATCCGAGAAGGAGAAAAGTAACTCAACAGGAAGAGCCTCCAGCGGGGACAGAAGTTGAACAAACTGGGGAAGAGATGGGTGCTGGAGAGAAGGTTGCTCCAGATGAAAGAGACTTAATAGCTGAAATAAAAGAACATGATGAAAATATTATAACATTAGAAATGGCTCTTGAAGATAATCTTTTAGAACAGGATCAACTTCGATATGCAAAACCATTAGATTATGAAAAACAAGCCAGAATACTTCGTACAGAAGAACTTCGAATAGAAAACGAAATAGAACAAAATAAAGCGGATAGATTAGAAAAGAAAACTGAAGTTGCTTTAAAAGGATTTCAAAATACTGGTATAGTACCAAAGTTTCTAACCTCAGAACAAGTAGCAGAATTTCGGAAAGCAAATAATTTACCAGAAATTCAAATGCGTGAAGATGCATCGCATCCAACACAAATAGGAAGTAAAAGAAAAAAAGATGGTGGTTGGACAGGAACAGCAGCGACGTATGATAAAGTTTGGAATCTTATGCCAGACCATATCAAGAAAGGTAAAATTCTTGACTATGGAGCTGGAAAGAATATTGGTTCATTAACATTAGAAAACATACGAGAAATTGATTCTTTTGAACCTTATCCAGAAGCTGGTTTTATTCCAACATATTCTGATACAGCACAAATTCCAAGCAACACATATGATGGAATTTTTAATAATGCTGTATTGAATGTTGTTCCAGACGATGTTAGAAATGCAATTGTTAGAGAAATTGGTAGAGTTTTAGCTCCTAATGGAAAAGCTTATATCAATGTTCGAGGTAAAGATGTCCTTGGTAATCCAAAAGCTAAAACACGCCCAATAGTTATTCCTGGTGGTAACATGGAAGTTATTGCTAATATAAGCAATGCTTATCAAAAAGGATTTAAACCAGCAGAACTGAAAAATTATTTACAAGAAATTCTTGGAGATAATTTTATTGTTGAAACGCCAAAAGGAAAAGATAAGTTCGGTGCTGTTGCAGCGATAGTGACAAAGAAAGATTTAATCCCACAAGCAGAAGTTAGATCTAATATCGAACCTGGACAAGGAATAGCACTGCCTGAAATTCAAAAAATGTACAAAGGTCAGGAGGTGTTTCAAGCAGAGAACGGATCTATCTCAATTAGGTTAAAAAATGGAAAAGGAATAACATTCCAAAATATCCAAGATGCTGGAAACGGGTTTATTCAGTTTGCAATTGATACCGGACAAATGACAAAAGATGGTAAAATATTAGGTGTTACAACAGGAACTAATATTTTGCTAGATTCTGAGTTTGCCGATAATGCAACTCTATGGCATGAGAATAAACATGTGCTTGATAATCTTGGAATGATAACAGAAAAAGATAATAGTCTGTTAAATAAGGAATTTAATAAAAGAAGAAAAAATAATACTCTTAATTTCGGTCTTTCAACTCATGAAGATCCAAGATTAGCTATGGAAGAAAACAGAGCTAATATGTTTGCTCAGATAATGGTAGAAAGAGAGAATTACCGCAACACTCCTCTTGGTAAAGTAATTCAGAAAATAATAGATTTCTTTAATAAGCTTTATGGAATGGGTCAGAGATTTGTTGGTAGAGATTTTCAAACATTAAGTGAGTTTGCCAACGAGATCGAATCGGGTAGAATTTATGAAAGACCCTCTGTTGAGTTGGAGGCGCCAACTGAAATGCCTCAGTTTAAAGAAGCTGGGAATATTAATAGTGAGGAGTTTAAAAAATGGTTCGGAAAATCAGCAGCTAAAACCAAAGAAGGTATTCCTGTACCGTTTTATCATGGTTCACCGAATGAGTTCACAGTTTTTGAGGATCGCCCTGCAGCATCGACACAAAAAACTGCTGCTGGCTTAGGGCATTTTTTCACGATGGATAAAGATTATGCATCTGGTTATGCGAAAGGATCAGGTAATGTCATTGAAGCTTATTTGAAAATGGAAAAACCTTATAAGATGACATTAGATGAATCAGATAAATTTACTACTGTACAACAAGCGATTGATAGAAAAAATGATCTTAAAGCTCAAGGTTATGACTCAATCATTCTTCAAATCCCTGGGGCAATGCCGATTATAACGGTTTTTGATTCTAATCAGATTAAGAGTACAGCTAATCGAGGAACCTGGAGTCAAACAGATCCTGATATTAGATTTCAAGCCGCTGGCAATACAAATAGCAAAGAGTTTAAAAATTGGTTTAAAGGTTCTAAGGTTATCGATGAGAATAGAGATCCATTAATTGTTTATCAAGGAAGAAGTAAAAAAGGTTTAACTATTTTACAAAATCCTACAGGAGATATTTGGGCAACTGATGTTAAAGAATCAGCTGAAAATTTTGCTAATATTCAAGAACGATATTATCCAAATCGTCCAAAAGATCAACAAGTTGAACGTGAAATGCTTGGAGAAATTCATGAACTTTATATGAATTTAAAAAATCCAAAAACAATAAACCATAAACTAACTTTATGGAATCCTACAAAAGAAGCCGAGCAGATAAATTTAGCTAAACAAGAAGGTTATGATGGTTTAATAATTCAACATGATAATGGTAAAAAAGATTTTGTCGCTTTTGATCCAACACAAATTAAATCCATATCTAATAGAGGAACTTGGAACCCATCTAATCCTGATATTAGATTTGAAGTAAGAGAACAAGATTATTCTGATCTTAGTAAACCAGAACAAAAAATCTCAGATGCTGTTTATAGAGATATTTATGAACAACAATCGAGTTTGGTTGAAAAGTTAAATCAAAATATTAAAAAGACCGGGCGAGAGATTAACCGTGGAATGAATAAATATCTTGGAATGATTTCTACGAATTTGAAAAAAATTAATCCTATATTGGAAAGCAAGGTACGGAAGCTTGGATTTGATACAACACAAGCGATTAAAAAAGATTTAGAAGCAGCGAAACCGTTATTGGATGCTTTAGAAAGAATGTCACCGCAAGATAAGTCTGATTGGCACTGGGCAAGAGTGAATGGAGATAGCGGTAGAATTAATCAAATAACAGAAAAATATGACTTGACTAAAGATTATCAAAATGTTAGAGAATCGCTTAATCGAATCAGAAGAGATGGTGAAGCGGTTGGATATAATATTGGTTTCATTGATGAGTATTGGCCAAGGATATTAAAAGATAGAACTGGATTTTTACAAGCAACAAGAGAATTATCTAATGAACCGGTTTTTTCTAGAGCCTTAAAAGCTGCAGCAGATAAACAAGGAGTAACTGTTGATCAACTTGATGATGGTTTGAAGGCAGATATAATATCGAATATTATCTTAGGTCGTCCAAGTGGCTTAGGTGGGCCGGTTAACATTAGACAAAGATATTTCGAAGAAGTTCCTCCTGAGTTTGCAAAGTTCTATATGGATTCTGATGCAGCTTTGATGAGTTATATTTACGCTATGAATAAAAAGATTGAAGCTAGGAAGTTCTTTGGAAAGGTGCCCGAGAGAATCGCAAGGATAAAGAAAGATAAAAGAACGAAAGAGACAAGGTTAGCTAATCTAACTAAGTTAGAATCTGATCTCGTTGCAGATGGACAAGATACTACAACAGTTAAAGAACAAATCCAATCACTCAAAGGTGATATTCAAATTGCTCAAAATGAACTTGATAAATATGCAACACAGGATGATTTCAAAGAAAACATTGGTTCTTATGTAATGGATTTGATGATAAAAGAAAAGCTTGAACCTGGAACTGGTGTTAAAGAAAACGATGAGCAAGCTTTGAAAGATATTCTAACAGCCAGATTTAATGAGAAAGGTACAACTGGTCTGGCGAATGTATATAAAAATCTTGCTTATATTGACACAATGGGAAGTCCAATTAGTGCGATTACTCAGTTAGGTGATCTTGCTTGGGCAGTTTATGTTGGTGGGTTAACTCCTAAAGGGATAGTTAATAGTGTTAGGAATATTGGAAAAGCAATATTTGGAAAATCAAACATTACCAGAGAAGACATTGGAATCACAAGAATTGCTCAAGAGTTTGCAGACGGTGACACATTAAGTAATGCGGTAAGTAAAATTTTTAAAATCGTTGGAATAGAAAAGTTAGATCGAATTGGTAAAGAAGCACTGATAAATAATGCTTTTGATAATTATCAAGCTAGAGCAGAACGAGCAGCAAAAGATGCTAAAGAAATGGAAAGGTTTAAAGCTGAACTAAAACCAATGTTTGGAAACAAAAGTGAGAAAGTTATTAATACTTTGCTTGATCCAAAAACAGCGATGCAATCGTATGATGTGAAACTTTTAGTTTATAGTAGACTGTTAGATTTTCAACCAGCTGATTTGTCTGAAACTCCAGAGGCTTATCTTAATGCCGGAAATGGCCGGTTGTTTTATATGCTTAAAATGTTTACCTTGAAACAGTTTGATGTTTTTAGACGAGAAGTTTGGCATAACATAAAAACAGGTGAAAGAGATAAGGTTATTCAAGGTCTTGGGAATATGACAAGATTGTTAGCTGTGTTGTCATTAGCTAATGCTGGTGCTGATGAGTTGAAAGATTTAGTCTTAGGAAAAGAAACAAAGTTTGAAGATCATGTTATTGAGAATTTGTTAACCCTTGGTGGAGCATCACGTTATTTAAGAATGCAAACAACCAAAGAAGGAATTGGATCTGGATTAGCTGGACAGATATTACCACCTTTTAAGTTTATTGATGCGATCAGTAAAGATGTTATGAATGATACCCGTGATGGATTAAGGTCTGTTGATTCGATTCCAGTTGCGGGGAAGTTATATTATTGGCATTTTGGACGAGGGAAAGATAATAGACTTTCGATTGAAGAACAAGATTTTAAAAAAGAAACAAAAAATATTAGTAAGTTTAAAAAAGATTTCAATGATTCTGATGATAAAAGATTGTTTTTGCAGGCAAACTTTGATATGTTTAAACAAATGAAATTTTATGATAATATGACAAAGGCTATTAGAGGAAATAAAGCAACGATTGATAAGCTTAAAGACATAGAGCAAACTCCGAATGTTAGAAGAAGATTATCGCAACTTGAGCAGCAACGAAAAGATTTGATAAATAGATATTTTGAAATGAAAAATAATCTCTAAAGGAAAATTAAATGACTGATCTTGATATTATAGTTACTAAATTACAAAATATTGAAAATGTTCAAAAACATCAAAGTGAAGATATTAAAGAAATGTCAAAAAGTTTTGCTGTTCTTGCTGCTCAATCAGAGCAAATTAATAGTATCCAAATGCAGATATCAGCTCTATGGAAAAAATATGAAACAATAACAGGTGTAGATAGTGTTATTGAAAAATTAAGAGAGCATCAAAAAGATTGTCCTAAAGATGAAATGTATAGGACATTTAATTGGATGTGGGCAGCTATTGGAGTTCATTCGATTGTGTTGATTGCTATAATTACTTCAATAATAAATTTAAATATGAAATAATAGAAAAATAATGTGATAGTTATGGTTATTAAAAAAGATAAATTTTGTTTTGGTAAAAAATCAAAAGAGAAATTAAGAACGGTTAATGGAAAACTTTGTGAAGTTTGTAAAAGAGCATTGAGTTATGGTGTAATGGATTTTACAATAGTGCAGGGTGTTAGATCACAGGCAGAACAAGATAGATATTATGAGCTTGGCACGAGTAAAGTTAAGTGGCCAGATAGTAAACATAATGTGAGAAATGAAGGTGACCTGGCAAGAGCGGTTGATATGGCGCCTTTTGTGAACGGAAAGATAAGTTGGAAAATAGAGCATTGTTTAGTATTGGCGGGATTGATATTAGGAGCAGCAGCAGAATTAGGAGTTGATCTTAGGTGGGGCGGAAATTGGGATATGGATGGAGAGGTTGTGACGGATCAATGCTTTGATGATTTGGGACACTTTGAGATGAGAGATTAGATATGGCAACTCAAATTGCTACTGGAATGCAAGCTTGGTTAGCTGCGATACCGGATGCATTGTGGCACGTTTTTGGTATCGGTTATCTCGGATATACCGGAGCGCGGGAATACGGTAAATCAAAACTAACTGAAATAATTAAAAGATAAAATGATGATGTGAGAGGATGGGTTAAAACAAAAGAGAAAAGAAAAAGTTTCTTGATTGTCTTAACCCATTTATCGTGTTCGGGGTGTGAACAAACTCGGGAGTGGTGAGGTGAGAGATTGAAAATTATCTTAGTTAGTCGTTCCACCACTCGTAGAGGTTAAGAAGAAGATCGCCAATAATAACAATGGTGAGAGTGATTGTGATTAGAAGAATGAGATAAGATATGGTCATAACAGCTATATCCTTTGGTTAGTTGAGTTAGGGTAATATTGCTTCCCATTTATCTGCTTTTAGAATATAAGTTGTGTCTTGTTTTAGGCCAGCATATGTTTGGATTTGCATGATGTCTGGAGCAAAAGATTTAAAAAGATCAATGCAGGCGGTCATGTTGCAACAAGAGCTGGATGACATTATGAGGGTGCCGATCTTGGTTAGGCAGTTGTAATGGATTTCATAGACAACGCAAGATAAAGAGTTGTTGTACAGTGATGAGTTAAATGGATATTGGTCTGGGAGATAAGAGGTTGTCATAATTATTGGGTCCTTTATTCTTCAAATGATTTTATGTTATGGGAACAGTATTTACCAAGACTTAGAGCTTTAGGATAGTTGTCCTTGATAAGTTCTAACCAAAGCGTAAAAACTTCTATATAAGTATCTCTTACCGTTCCATCAATATTTCGCCAACATGGCAGAGACTGATCATTCCATTCTTGTAGAATATATTTGGTTGCCATTAATTAATTTCCTTTCTTTATTAATGTATAAATATATGGACTCGATCCTTCACATTTAATAAGTCCTATATCAATAGCTGTTTTAATGTGTCTAATTATTGTTGATTCCGCACCTTCAAAATGTGTTTTAATTTCTCTAACAAAAGCAGCTTGAGAACCATTATAAATACCTTCATTTTTTTGTAGTGTTTCAGTTATTTTTTTATATTCAAAATTTTCTTCTAATATATCTGTCGTTGGTATTGAAGCCTCTTTAAACATCATTTCTTTTTTTGGTTTTGTTAAAATAAAAGAATCAAATTCAGCCATGTTATTTGCCATCTCACAGGTTACATTAATAATTGTGTCTGAGTTCTTTTTAGGATAAAGACCAATCAAGTTTCTAACCCAATCTCGAATAGCTGTTGAACCCCTGTATTCTGCACTATCTTTTTTATTATGATGAATTACTATAGGTGTTACTCCAGTAGTTTTTGCAATTGCTGTTATACCGTCAAGATTATCCCGCATTTCAGTAGCATCATTTTCTTGGCAATCAAGGAAACTAATCAATGGATCAATTACAATAATATCAATTTTAGCAGGAGAATTTTTAATAAACTCAATAACATCATTTTGAAACTCTTTGTTTACTAAATGTTCTCCAATAGTACGCACAGAATTTTCTTGTGTCATAAAGTGTATGTGTTCAAGAGAAGCTATATATTTAGGTTGGTTTTTAATAATTGCATGGAGTCTTTCTCTGGTATTTTTTCTACTGTTCTCCGATTGAATAAATAAAGTGTTACGAACTTTTGGAATATTAAATCTATTAAAAAGTTTTGTTTTTTCTTTATCTGCTGCACCTAATGCCAGTGCAATGTACAGAGAAAATAATGACTTTCCTAATCCTCCAGGAGCATGAATCATAACATCATCACCTTTGAGAATAAAATTTTCAATAATCCATTCATCTTCAGTTTCAGGATCATTAAAAATATCTAAGGCTGAAACGGAAGAATATTTATTTTTAATAGTTTTATTAGATTTTCCTGGGATAAGAGTTAGTGATGTCATTAGATTAAACTTTGTTTAAGTGTTTAAATCAATAATGTTTTCTTCGATAAGTTCCTTTTCTATTCTTTTAAACTCCGCTGGATAGGCGTTTAAACTTGAGTCAGCTATAATTGTTTTTCTTATAACGTCCCAATTTGTTTGGCCGCTTTCTAATATTGTAATTATTGCATCTTTGATTCTTTGTTTCTTGGTTTTGTTTGTAACAGTGAATTTTGCCATTTGATAAAATCCTTTATTTTTGTTTCTTTGTTTTTGTTGTTCCTCTTATAAAAACGACTATAACAAAACAAGCACCCTTTGTCAATAAAAAAGCATGTCACGGCATGTCAAAAAGGCCGGGAAAAGTGACACGTTTCAAGCGTTTCACGGCATGTCAAAATAAAAGTGAAACGGTTGAAAGCCCCTATTCACACGGGTCTTGACCGTTTCACCTTTATTTTTTACCGTGTCATGTCACTTTTGACATGAAACGCCGGAAAGCCCCTATCCATGGGCGTTTCAGCGTTTCACCCTATAGAGAAAAGACTAAAACCCCCCCGGAAAGGTGGGGGGGGTTTAGCCTGTCTTTTAATTCTGATTGAATAATGAAAACAAAACAGACTTTAACAGCCTTTCCTTTTCTCAACCTAACCTAAACAATCCCACACTCCTAACCTCACCACAACCCACCAAACACATCCGGCTCAACCTCGATAAGATCAACCAAAAGATTTTTCATAAGCTCTCTAATCATCGGATGAGCAGCTTTAGCTGTTCGCAGTCCCATAATCTTATACCAACCTCTGATCGAATCTGTCATAACGATCTCTGTCTTGAGAGCATTAGGTAATACCTCCCTTGCTTGCTCGGGCCTCCATCCCAGTGAAATCAATCTCTTATAATGAGTTTCAGCTTCTTCAACCGAGATTAAAAATCTAAACTCAGGTGAACTTGGTTTAATAAATGGTAACTTACTATCTTTAAAATCTCCCCAGACTGGTTTGATAAATTCCATCTCTGAGTTTTTATAATTAACATACCTTGTACTTTCTTGGCTGAAAGAAGCATTTCTATGACGAACAAGTTCATGAGAACAAGATCTGTTTGTTACGAATCGCACACTTAATCTTTTATGTAAGATTCGCTCATTTAAACTCATATCAGCGAAGCTGATTGGCTCAACCATAACAGTATTTGCAACAATATCGGCAAATATCTCTGGCCATTCTTTAGCCAAATAATAATTAATCCTTCTGAGATCATCGTTCATTAGAACATTCGGGATAGAAAAATATTCCTTCCAGGCCCGGAAGTTACCGCTGACAACAAAGCGATCAAGATTAGATAATGTCAAATAACTATCATCATTAACGTAGTTATCAGCCAGATCCGCTCTTGACATTACTTTTCTGATCCACCAAAAAGTTCCCTCATTGATCTGGAAAGCAACGCTTGCATGTTCTAAGACTGACCAGTGACCGGATTTGACAATGCGAGAGACAAATTTAGAAGCAGAGTCAGGGGTGATTCGAGCTTCCGATTTATAACAAGTACGTCCAGCTAACTCTATTAGTTTTAACTTATCTTTTTCAGTTAAAATCTCATGGCTTTGATTAATTAGTTTCATTATTTAATCCTTTGATAGTTTTTAAATTTTATATCTATCTAACTTTTTCCATACTTTTGAAAACAACTCGGATAAAATTTTTGCCCTGACTATAATCTCTCCTATAGATTCACCTAATGATACCATATTAGATGTATTACCTATATGAATTTCCCATTCATTGTC